TGAAGGGCTAATTGAGTTGGTTGTTAAGGAGTGTGCTAACATTGCCTACGAGGTTGGGCTACATCGCCAAACCAAACACGAAATCCTGAGACGCTTTGAACTGGAAGTGACCGATGAAAATTAAACCCTGCCCTGAGTTTTTTGATGACATCACCACACAGAATCTCAAGGAGGCACTGGCAATATTGAAGGAAGACCACAAGCGGCGCAAGAGTGGACACGCTTTAGCCATCTTTGAACACGACATAAATGAGGACTTAAGCGAGATAAAGAGACATATAAAAGCGTTTAAAACTGTTCTCCTCTACTATGGGGTGAAGGCATGAACGAACGAATAAATGTACACGCCAGCGACACATCGTCAGAACGTGTTAACAAAACGGCAAAAAATGAACATGAATGGGTTGGGCTGACGGAGCAGGAAAAAGGCTGGTGTGCTGCGCCTACGTATGAGGAAACAATTGAGCGTGTAGAAGCCAAGCTCAAGGAAAAGAACACATGACTAAAGAAGAAAAGATTGTAGATGCGGCGCTTCAACTTCAACAAGGAAACCCACTTAAAGATTTTCTTGATGACGCTGAAATTGAAGAAGCAATATCCATGTTGGCTGATGTTTTAATAGCCACTGGTGTAAGACTGGATACAGAAAATGGCTAGTTGGTTAATAGCCACTATTGGTGTAGTTTATTTGGTTGTCGCTGCCGATTTACTCATCAAGGGGCAAACGGGACTGGGCATCGCCTTCTTAGGTTATGCACTGGGTAATGTTGGACTTTACATGGAGGCTGCGTGAAAGTTAAAAAAGTTTGGTCTACTCCTGATGGGGAACGTCTCATTGCTTACATGGCTCGGGTTAGCAATCCAGCCAACCAAGCAATTGATGCGCCACACGAGAAGCTGATTGGTTACCTGATGCGTAACAAGCACTGGTCGCCGTTTGAGATGGTTCATGCCTGTTTGGAAATTGAAACAACACGGGACATTGCACGTCAAATGCTACGTCACCGCAGCTTCAGCTTCCAAGAGTTTAGTCAACGCTACGCTGTAGCAGACGGCTATGAGTTCTCAGAGGCACGGGCGCAGGACGACAAGAACCGACAGAACAGCCTACCCATTGAGGACACGAACCAGCAGGAGTGGTGGCGTCAGATGCAGGACAGGGTGCTGAAGGAGTGTCGGTTTGTTTATGAACGAGCACTGGAGCACGGCATAGCCAAGGAGGTGGCGCGTAAGCTGCTGCCTGAAGGGTTGACAACCAGTCGCATGTACATGGCTGGAAGTATACGTTCGTGGCTACATTACATTGACGTCCGAACCGACCCAAGCACACAAAAAGAACACAGAGAGGTTGCAGAACAATGTAGACTTGTGTTACAATCAGAGTTCCCACTATTGTTCACCAAAGAAGGAGAATGAACAATGCAAACTTACCGCTTTCACTATTCAACAGACGAAGAGGTTGACGGATACGACCGCTTCTTCCCTCGTAAGGACATTGACCACGGGTGCTTCTTTCCTGACGGCATCCAATGGAAACACGTCCTGTTAGAGTTTTGTACGTTCCTAGAGAGCACTGGCTACCACGGCGTGGTGGAGAGAGTGGAGAACGGACTAGGACTTGACGAGGAAGAGCGTAATGCGGCATCTAGTAATTCCTGATACACAGTGTAAGCCGGGTAACAACCACGACCACCTAGCATGGGCTGGTCAGTACGCAGCAGAGAAATGTCCTGAAGTGATTGTCCACTTGGGCGACCACTGGGATATGCCGTCTCTGTCTGTTTATGATGTTGGTAAGAAAGCCTTTGAGGGCAGGACATACATGCAGGACATTGCAGCAGGTAATGCCGCTATGGACGCATTTATGGCACCTGTGAGGGCTGAAATTGAGAGACGTAATCGCCGCAAACTGAAGGCATGGAAGCCACGCTTGGTGTTCTTGTTGGGCAACCACGAGGAACGCATCGACCGTGCTGTCAACAGTGACAGGAAGCTAGATGGACTTATTGGCTTCAACGACTTCAACCTTGTGCAGCACGGGTGGGAGGTGTATCCATTCCTAGAAGTGGTGGTCATTGATGGCATTGCTTATAGTCACTATTTCACCAGTGGTGTCATGGGGCGTCCTGTGTCCTCACCGCAACTGCTTCTCGCAAAGAAGCACATGAGTTGCGTCATGGGGCACGTACAGGACAGGGCGATAGCTTATAGCAGGAAGGCAGATGGCACTAGGGTGACAGGCATCTTTGGTGGCATCTATTATCAACACGACGAATCCTATCTAAATCCCCAAACCAATGGGAGTTGGAGTGGTGTATGGATGTTAAACGAGGTGGTCAATGGGTCTTTTGACGAAATGCCCATCTCAATTAACTACTTAAAGGAAGTGTATGGCACTAACAATACTAGAAGTAGCAGAAAAACTAAAACAGCTTGACGAAATAACACTTGTTGAACTGTTGAACCTGAACAGTACAGACATTGTTAATGCCTTCATGGACACAATAGAAGAGAAATTTGATAAACTAGAAGGAGAATTTGATGACAATTGAAACACCGTGGTCAAGCATTGGCTACATCACCTACAAGCGTACCTATGCGCGACGACTAAACGAGGGTGATGCTAACAGTGCTACAGAAGAATTTAAAGACACGGTAGGGAGGGTGGTCAGTGCAGCAAACAATCAGCTTGGTTGTGACTTTGACGCTGACGAACAAGCACGACTAGAGAAATACCTACTGGAGCTAAAAGGCACCGTTGCTGGTCGCTTCTTGTGGCAACTAGGCACATCTACAGTTGACCGCCTTGGTCTTGCCTCCCTACAAAACTGCGCCTTCACCGTCGTAGATGACCCTGTGCGCCCCTTTACGTGGGCTATGGACTTACTCATGCTGGGTAGTGGTGTTGGCTATAACATACAGAGAAAGAATGTTGAAAAACTCCCTATCGTTAACGTACACTTTACTAGCCCTTTCCGTCTTGATACTGCCGACGCTGACTTTATCGTGCCTGATAGCCGTGAAGGTTGGGTTAAGCTACTTGGTAAAACTCTTAAAGCCGCGTTCCTTTCAGATAAACCCGGCAGCTTCAGCTACAGCACAATTAATATCCGTGGTAAGGGAGCACCTATCAAGGGCTTTGGTGGCACTGCTAGCGGGGCTGAAATCCTTTGCCAAGGGATTGCTCAAATCAGCGATGTCCTCACGAAGAGAGCGGGCAAGAAAATACGCCCAGTGGACGCGCTAGACATCATGAACATCATTGGCTCTATTGTGGTGGCTGGAAACGTACGCCGTTCAGCACAGATTGCCATTGGTGACCCGGACGATGTTGAGTATCTTCTTGCGAAGCGTTGGGACATGGGCAACATCCCTAGCTGGCGGGCTATGTCCAACAACAGCGTGGTGTGTAACGACATCAACGACTTGCACGAGTACTTTTGGGACGGCTACGAGGGCAAGGGTGAGCCGTATGGACTTATCAACCTGCGCCTGTCACGCAAAGAGGGACGGCTTGGCGATACTGCCTATCCTGACCCGGACGTGCAGGGATACAACCCGTGTGCAGAACAAAGCCTAGCAAACTTTGAGACGTGCTGCTTGGCAGAAATCTACCTGCCCAACGTCACCTCGTTTGATGAGTTTGTTGACATTGCCACGTTGCTGTATCGGATTAATAAGCACAGCCTGAACCTTCCGTGTCACCTCCCTGAGACGGAAGCCATTGTCCATAAAAACATGCGTATGGGGATTGGGGTTACTGGCTACCTACAGGCAAGCGAGGAGCAGAAGGGCTGGTTGGCTGAGGCGTATAAAAAACTACGCACCTATGACCAGTGGTACAGTGCCAAGCATGAGTTTAACAAGTCGGTGAAGCTGACCACTGTTAAGCCCAGCGGTACGTTGTCCTTGTTGCCGGGTGTTACACCGGGTGCCCATCCGGGGTATAGTCAGCACATGATTCGCCGTATCCGCATTGCATCCAACCATCCGCTGGTGGACGTGTGCCGACAGAACGGGTATGACGTGGAGTATCAATTGAATTTTGATGGCTCTGAAGACCACAGCACCGTGGTTGTGTCGTTCCCGTTTGCCTTCCCCGAGGGTACGCGACTGGCTGCTGAGATGACTGCCATTGACCAACTTGAGGTGGTGAAACAACTACAGAAGGACTGGAGTGACAACAGCGTTTCTTGTACCATCTACTACCGTAAGGAGGAACTGCCGGAGATTCGGAAGTACCTGAAGAAGAACTACAAGAACAACCACAAGAGTTTGTCTTTCCTTTTACATTCTGAGCATGGCTTCAAGCAAGCCCCGCTGGAGGAAATCAGCAAGGAGGAGTATGAAGCACTTGTGGCGCGTACAACACTAATCACTCAGATTGACGAAGCCACCATTGGGCTGGATGAAGATGAGTGTGCAACTGGCGCGTGTCCAATCCGATGAGAATAGTTCTTCACTTCCGCAATGGGTTCGGCTTTGACATTGAACACAACGAGGACATCATCCACGTCATCGGTGTGGAGGACGAGAATGGGAACGAGGAGAAAACACTTGGTGGCTTTGTTGGCATCATTGTTCGTCTCCCCCTAATCGCCATCTACATAGGTGAGTTCAGTGAAGTAGACGAAGAAGTGTTTTACTAAAAAGAAGGGGACTTAATAGTCCCCTTTTTAGTTATGGC